TGTGTACATTTTCTTTGTGTCTACATCCATAGCACACATGCACCACACCCTTGTAGCTTCTATGACGGCAACATCTTTCTCAACAACAAGTTCGACCAAGCCGTTGCCTTCTATATCAAAAACTAATTTCATTCATTCCTTCTTTCTTTTATCTACATTATTCACAGCTTCAGTAATATCGGTATCGATATCTAAAAACTCAGTAACTTTTTGTATTGTTTCTTCAGGATTTTCTAGCATGTCTTCAAAGTAAACAACATGATGATTAATATTCTCACGAGTTAACCAACTAGCTGTCATATCATTGGCTAATAACATCTTAAGATACATGCCGTATACATCTATGCCTTTATATTGGTCAGCGAAAGAGTTCTCTAAATTATTATCGTCGGATATTTCTATATCTATCTGTGCCAATTTAAACATACTCTCTCCTTGTATGAAAACATCTTTGCGTTTACAATACACAACCTTATCAACCTTCGTGTTATCAAGTTCAAGGGGTAGAATACCCATCATCTTAACGGCACCATCTAAGCCACCATCATATTTACCCACAGTGATATCTATTAGGGTATACACATCGAGTTCCCAATAACCTTTTGGATTAAAAGACCTAGCTATTTTATCTTGTTCTTCTGTTACACGAATGTTAACAGACTTACCTTTATGGTAGCCGCCCCATAAGCAGTGCTCCTTAACCCTAGACTCGGGGTTCCCAATTAAGGGAACCCCAAGTAGGTTTAAGGTTTGCATCATGAGGCTAGAGCCACATCTGCCAGCTCCAGTAACTATAATCATATACCATCCCAGTCATTGATCATAGTACCGTCGTCATCAAAAGCGAAGCCCAGTTCTTTAAGTCTACCAGAGCCATGCTCATAGTATAAACAAGCAGCAACACCAGACCTTCCGGTCAGTCTGTTCTTGAGTACACGAACCACGGTAGTATTAGCAACCTTAGGATCGGCATTTTGTCTGTCTCTCTCTAGAGCGATAACAGTATTGGGCACAGAGGACAGGGAACCAGACCCACGTAAATCTTGCAACGTGATGCGGTCACCTTCCTCGTATGCCTTCTGTGTCTTCTTGAGTTGAGATACAACATCAATACGAACACCTGTGCGAGACACCAGAGCTCTAAGCTCTTTCATAATGTTATCAATCAGTAGTCGTTCAGAACTACCACCATCATAATCAGTACTAGAACTTAGTAGACCAGTAGCAGCAGCAGTAATATGATCGAGTACGATTACATCAACACCTAAAGACACAGCCATGAACTCAATCCTAGCACAAAGGTTAGTTAAACCAGAGTTACCTAGGTGATCATAGACATACAAAGAAGAACCCTCAAGATTCTTTCTAGCATCTGCATACTCTTCGTCAGTATAATCATCTATAATATCTATAGCGATAGGATCTTTGCCAAGCTCTGATCTAAGTTTATTCATAATACGCTTAGCTCTAATAGCTCTGACAGGTTTGTTGATTATCAACGATACCATATCATCTACAGTTTCTTGAGGTGATTCTTCTAACATGATAGCACCAACGCTACGCCCCTCTGATAAGTGGTGGTGTATAACCTCGCGTAGAATGGTAGACTTACCACTACCCGTGCCACTAGCCCATAGAGTTATCTCTCCACTGCGTTGTCCAAGTAAGAACTCAGACAAAGAATCAAATGGAAAGGGATATACTTTAACTTCTTCCAAAGATGTAGCGTCGGCTATCTGAGACACATGAACAATCTCATCGGGTGAGTATTGTTGTGCTTCCCACATAGCTTGTATGATTGCCTTGCCTTGATTCTTAAGCAGACATTCATTAGCATCCTTGAAAGGTAGTGTAGCTATCTTACATTTTCCTGGGGGTAGAACCTCAGCCACAGCCTTAGCTGCTTCCCGACCAGGGTCATCCATATCAAACATAAGAACAACCTCTTCATAACTACAGACAAACTCTAAGTTATCTTTGATTGCACGTACAGCACCAGCAGCTCCACTAGGAAGGCTGACAACTGGCCACTTGCACTCTAGAAGTTGAGCAACAGACATACAATCTATCTCTCCTTCTGTTATAACTAAGCGTTTACCCTTAGTACTTTTCCAAAGCTGCTGACCCCACAAGGATACCTTGTTTGTGTCACCGCGCCATTGGAATGCTTTGTTAGGTCCACGAAGTTTCTGTGCTACCACCTGTCCATCCTTGTAGAATGGAGCAATGTCAACACGATCGCCGTTCTTCATCAGCGATTGGTAACCATAGAACCTAGCAGTCTTCTCAGTAATCTTACGATCTGATAAACCTTTTAGTTCTCCAGTTACAAACTTAAGACCTGGTTTCTTATCTAGAACAGTAGGGGTTTCCATAACCATTCCTCCTTTGTTTTCGTGGTAGCCACAAGCAAAGCAATGCTTGCCACCATCCACATACACACATAAATTATCTCTACTAGAGTCCCGCCCGTTGCTAGCACAGGCGGGACATTGTAGTCGTTCAGATACTTGGGTCATTATTTACTCCACGGCATCTTGGCTTTTAACCAACTGAATAGAGGTGGACCTATAAGTGCACCTGCACCGAAGAGCAATATGCTGTAGAATATAGTTCCCAGTACATCATTTATCTCATTCATTTTAGAATCTCCTTAATCTTAATTTTATCATCGTTTATAATACGATGTATTATTTTACCTGCCCATGCTAACGATACAGCACCCGTGGCTATCGCTACAGGCAGGAAGAACCAACTAGCATACATTGCTAGAGCGTAGTTTATTATTATGAATACTATGCCACCTATGATTGGTCTCCAACCAAGGCGACCACCAGTTAATACAAGCAAAGCCATGCCACCCAAGGCACTTACTCCTCCAAGCCAACCAAGCATTGGACTGCAGCTTGCACTAATTGAAGTAGTGGCAGCAGCAGTAGCACTGTTGGCAGCATCAGTAAGCGGGTTACTAGCTGGCTTGGGAGTGCCAAACATAGAGCACCCACTAAGCATCATAGTTATTAGGATTAAATATATTAATCGTTTCATCTCTTTTTTCATCCTCTGTTAAATCTACTAAAGACATGATCATTACCTTAGGTATCTTTGTGACCTGTCCAAACTCATCATCACCAATACTGTCAGATATTGATATCCATTTATTATTCTCGTGTAATACAAACCCAACCGATGTCATGCTGGGTGGCTCACAGATGGCACTAGCCATGGCTTCATCCTTGGTTGTCCAACCAGGCTCAGCCGAGGTTACCGCATCTGTCCAGTGTATCTTAACTATTCTCATTCGCCATCACCATCATCGATTAAGACACCATCGTATTCTTCTCTTAGCATTTGTCTACTCCTATAGTAAAGTAACCGTCTTCGCCTTTACCTGCCCATTGTTTAATAGCATACACAGATTTAATTTGTCGGTCATCCTCCCATAGATATCCATTCAAGGAATCTAATACAGCCTTAATAAAGTTATCCACGTCGGCTCTTGGTACATCTAATTTAGTTTTCTTAGGTTGCTTGATATATAATTCTATATCTACATGAAGTAACCCAAGCATGGGTTCCCAATCACTTAACATTTCCTCTGCAAGATCAACCATATCCTTACGAAACTGTTTGTATGGTCCAGTCAAGTAGGCCCCATGTCTTGATAGACGGGGCCTACTTGCAGCGACTGGACTAATTTGGAACTCCCACTCTGGCATCAGATAGGAAGGTCGGTATCGTCGCTTTCAACAGTAGGTGTACTGTTATCAACGAAACCTTCAGTAGCATCAAAGCCACCAGCATCTCCGCCACCCATGTTATTCTTCTCAATAATCTGACACCCATTAAGGTATAGACTCATTGAGTTGTCTCTAGTGAGTACAGCGGGTGCTACACGTAGACGAACCTTATCACCACCAAAGGGAATAACGTCTGTCTTATTTGCACTAGCGTCACGGCAAGGGAACATAGTCACACCCTTCTTAACGAAAGTCTTAGACTTAACCTTAAGTAAAGTATCACCATCATCATTCTCTCTCATGCCATTGATCTTAGTTGCACCGCTTTCCTTAAGCAAGCTATCTAGCTTCTTCTGAAGCTGTGCATCTACAAGCACTGTGATGTTATGGTTAGCTGAGTCAGCTCCAAATTTATCATCGGGTGCGTGTAAGTGTGCCCACACTACGTCGTGCGTCTCTGTGGTAAATGCGGGTATCTTATTCGTTGTCATCATTGTTGTCTCCTTTTTGTTGTTCAACGTCTTCTTTCATCTTATCCATTGTTGCTTCGATATTGCCTACGATCCCTAGAAGGGTAGTAGATATACCTTTAAAATATTCTTCGAGTTCATCAAGAGGAACCCATACTCTATCTTCTGTATCTGGTTGTGTCATTACATTATCTCCATGTAAGGATGACCATCGATTACTACGCCAGCCCCATTGACTGGCTTCTTTAAAAAGTTCTTGGCATAATACATCAAAGTGTGGTCTATGTCAACCCCATTAGGTACATTAAATCCAAATAATTTATCTTTATTGGGACCCTGTAGCCAACATATGCTAGCAGCAGAGTGTAC